GCAAGTGTTCCTGTTATAGAACTAGCAGCAAGATCAACAGCAACTTCAGTAGATTCAATAACAAGTCCACCATTAGCCTTAAGATCAACTGACATTGTATTGCCAGATTTATCTAATCCATCTCCTGCTGTAACTGAACCTGCACCAGAAAATTGTGCAAATACTAAATTATTTGTTCCTACAACAGCACTTCCAGTATTTGAAGTACAGGTAAAACCATTATCAGCATTAACAGTTCCCTGTTCAACGAAAGTAAACATACCAGCAGCGTTAGCACCAGTGGCTAAATCTGTTGTTCGTTCCCAGGTGCTTGCTTTACAAAGGTATAAACCATTTTGACTTGCTGTACTTTGGTCTTTGACTAATACTCTTTCATCAGCAGAAACCGCCACACCATCAATAGTTTGCGTTCCAGAAAGTGTAATGTTTGCTGTAGTTGCAACTTTTACCGAATCTTTTACATCTAATCCTTGAGAAACAGAATCAACATAACCTTTAGTTGCAGCATCAGTAGTGGCAGTGGGTGTTGCTAATGATGTAATTTTTTGAGAGTTGAGAGATACAGCAGCAGCAGGAGCAGCCATTTCTGCCAATGTATTGGTGCGTACTCCAGCATCGAAATCAGAAATTTTTGTATGTGCTATCGAAGGAATATCATCACTTCCTAATGCTCTAAATGTAGGTGCAGCAGCACTTCCCGATGCAGGACCAGATAAAACAGTGTTAGCAGTTCTAGTTGTTGCTTTATCAAAAAATGCTCCTTTACCACCAATGGCAATAATACTTGTAGCTGAACCTCCCGATCCTCCTGTACCTGTACCATAAATTAAAACTTCATCGCCTTCTCTAAAAGCAACTTCAGCATTTTCTAATGACCCTGGGTTTGACGATCCTGTAGATCTTTTAATTCTGATCGTGTTAGCCATTAGAAGTTTCCTCCGTCTACGAGTGTAAGTTTAGTAGTTGTTGAATCTGCTTTAAATGTATCAGATGATGAATCATAATAAAGTACTGCATCATTAACTTTGCCTGTAATATCAAAAGTTAAACCTGCAATAGATCCTGATGGGCCTTGTGGTCCAGCCGTAGTAATTTCAACTGTAGTTACATCAGAAACCTGACTTACAGTTACAGAATTGGGAGTGCTCATGCTGTGTAACCCTCACTTATAAATAGTTTACCCTCTAAATAATAGTTTTTGCTACCCGAAGGTTCTGTTAACAATACGTCATAAAACAAAATACTTGGAGTGAAGTTTGCTGTATCAGTATCAGCTAAATTCATATCAATAATTCCATTAGCTCTATCTGTATAAGTTATAGCCCAATCTGCATATTTTGTGGTTCGTGATTCATCGTAAACTTGTGCAGCTACAGTATATCCAGTTAAATTAATTGCCGATCCAGTGGAATCCTTAAAAGTTAGTTTTATAGGAAAATCTGCTCTTCTTTCAACAGTAAAATTCTTTTTTCCAGGAATAATTGCCATTTATTTAACGTCTAAAGTAATAACAGAATGAATTACATTACTGGCTTTAATAACGTAATCTATTCTATCTACAGCGTTTGCTGCCGTTGATAATGTTGGAGCAGTTCCACCAGCAAATTTAAAAGCACTATTAAATGATGCAGTTCTTGAACCTGTGCCATCTTGAGTTATGAATATCGAACCAGATTGCCCAACTGCTTGATTACTTGGTGCAGCAAATGTTCTGTTACCTCCAAGAGTTACTGAATGATGACAAGCTGTAGCCATGTCTATTGTTATTGTTGAACCATCAGAAAGGGCGGTTATGTTAGCTGATGCACCCCCTGATACAGCTAATGCTCCAGCAAAAGATGAAGCTGTTACCGTTCCTGTACTTGGGTTATATGTAAAGTCACCATCTGATTCAAGTCCAACATTTCCAGTGGCAGAAGCATCTTCAATAAATGGTATTAGATTATTTTCGTTTGTGGATTCATTATCAGCAACAGAGATATGATTTGCATTAGTCGCTGTCGTTACTGTCGTGCCAGCGATAACAGTTGCCAAAGCTACACCTGCAACAGTTATAGCATCAGCTTCTAAAGTTCCGTCAAAGTCTCCATCAACAGCGTCAATATTTCCAACAAAAGTTGTAGCTGTAACATCTCCTGTAACAGTTAGACCAGAAGAACTGAAACTACCTCTAGTCGTACCTCCACAACTTATATCAAAAGTATCAGCAGCACTTGAAAATATACCTGTATTAAGATCATCTCTAAAAGCTAGTCCAGGAGTGGAGTTTGATCCATCTTCTAAAGTTAATGTACCATCTAACTGAAGTAACTCTACCCAACCATTGTTAGAGCTATTTCTTATTTTTAAAATACCTGTTGTAGTATCAGCCCACCACTGGTACGCATATTTTGTAGAGGGTTCAGAAGAACTTGAATTATTACTAACGATTGCAGACAAAGCGTTATTTAAATCGGTTCTAACCGCAGCACCCGTGCCATTATCAATTACATAGTCGTGTGTAGCCATCTAACTTGTAAACTTTTTACCCATTCTACCCTCCTTTGCCAAAACCGACAGCCTGATAGGTGAAATTTCTATCAATCGAAGCATTTGATGAATTTTTGAAGTGAACAGTAAAGCCCGTTCCAGATACGTTGGACACTTCAAAGTAATCTCCTGATGCCATATTCTGAGCATTGATACCAATAGAGGGTAAATTAGAATTTGCTCCTAATAATGCTGACGTTCCAGTGAAAAAGGGGTGGGTAAAAGTAATAGCTTTAGCTCCTGCTCCGCTTGCTGTTACATTACCTTGTTCTGTTCTTCTCTGTAAAGATGCTGTGTAGCCCATTTGACTTACTCTAATATCCTGTGCAGGATCATCACTTGTAAAGTTGGTTCTAAATTGAAATCCTCTGCCTTTGTAAGTACCGTTAGCAAATGTTTGAAAGTCTGTATAAGTAGGAGATCCAGAACTAGGGTCATCTTGTGTAACTCTTACTAACATCTCCGCATTAACATCTGTTGCTTGAACTCCATCAAAATCTGTCCAAGTGTCAATATTTGCGGTTCTACTATCAAATAAATCATTAGGATAAAATGCCTCTGTTAAAAAATGACGTTTAAGATCAAGACTAAATACCGCACCTAAGTCTAAAGTTGTACTTCCTGCTGCTCCTCCAAAATCATAAGTACCAGAAGAAACAATACCTCCAAAATCATCAACAGAAGAAACAGTATCAAGATCTGTTATTGAATCAAAGTTACCAGCACCAATTAAATTTAAACTTGATGTAGCAGAATCATAAGCAACATTAACTTTAGTACCTTGAAACTGAGGACTATCTAAATCTTCTCTTCGTGTTTGTGTAATTAATGGAGCTAGGTTATCAGGTAGATCAATTATTACGCTAGTTTCTCCAGAACAGAATCTACCGCCATCATCTTGAAATTTTAAAATATACTCACCTTCAAGATACGGAACTTCCGCAGTTGTGGTATTACCAGCCAATGCTTGAATCAAGTCAACAGAGTTAGAAAAAGTACCGCCACCGTCAGTTCTTGTAGAGTGCCTTACATAAACAAGACCTCCATGAGTAACATCTAAATCTGTAGATAAGTTCCATCTAAGCCTTACTAATTTTTCATTTATTGGTTCGGCTGATAATCCAGTAACATCTGATGGTAGTGCAGTTTTACCAACCGCATTAAATGTTAAATCGGCAGAAGTCGCACTTGTCTGTAATGCAGCATTATAACTGAATACTTGAAACTCATACGTTCCAATATCCGTGTTGAATATTTCAAAGTCAGGAGAAGAAACTGTTGTAGAAACAAAGTTACCATTGTTAAATCTATAATTGACCTGATATTGAGTAACACCAACAATAGGCTGCCAACTAACAATAAGTTTTGCTACTGCCTGATTATTAATTTCAACAAGTTTTTCTTCTGCTTGTAAAGCACTAGGAGGAGGCTTTGGTAAATTTAATATTGATACAGACCTTGCTGGTAAGGTTGCACCATCTTCGATGAAATCATATTTAGCATTTACATAAGATAAAGCAGTAATCGCATAGTTTATACCATCAGATTCTTCTACCGTTATTACTCTAAATTTTTGAGCTTCAACTGTATCATTGGCTAATAACCAAACAGTATTGACATTAGGAGTTTGTGAAAACGCTTCTGAAACAGTTATAACTGCACCTGAGACAGACGAGACATCTTTAGTTTCTACAGTTCCATCTGGTAAAACTACACTCAATTTTGGATTATTTGTTGTTGGCAAATCTGTAGAGGCAGAATCATCCACAGTTATTTGAGTTGTTGTTGCAGCACTAACTCTTCCTCCTCTGCGAACACCAGAACGAACAGGATCAGCAATATCAATAACAGCACCAGGTCTTACAACAACACCAGAATCTACAGAAGTTGCAAATGCAACAACTTCACTTTCATTTTGTTCAGCAAATAAAATAGCTTTTGCTAATCTTCTAGCCTGACCTCGGCTAGTACACGCAAATCCTTTTACTTGCTTAATAATTACTCCTAGCTTGGCTATCGAAGCGGTATCTTCATAAACTTCATAATCTATTTCTCTGCTATCCATATTGAAGTAGGAAACAGAAATAACAGTGTTTCTTGTTTTTAAACCACTTCCCGAATAGCTAAAACCTTCTTCAGTTACATTGGCTAAATTAAATAAATAACTTGCATCTTTTGGACTATCTTGTGCAAGTTGAATAGTTCCAGCAGACCATATCGGCATACATCTCATAACACCTGCCAGTTCATTTATCAGATCAAATGCCTCACTCGATGATTGAATATTTACGTTACAACTGAATCTAGCTTCCTGTCCTCCAAAACCATCTGATACCAATGTATTAGCAAATTTACTGGCAGTAACAAAAGAAAAAAGATCAAGAGAACTATCAGTTATATGATTACCAAATCCATATCTGGTATCTGTGAGAAGATCAAGCAGCACCATCGCAGGGCATGAGCACCATTGGGCTGCTCCGAGTACTCCGTTAAAGACGTAGCCGTCAGGGTAAATAATTCTACCTGTATTAGCATCTACAGTAGGAGTACCAGAACTATTCGCACCAGCACCAGGAATCCTTACTTTTATTCCTCTAATACGATACTTTCTTGTTGGTATTGATTGAAACTGCATAGAATCCAACCGAAGAGAAGCATAAGCACTATTGGCATAAGTAGAAGCATCATCAATAATTTCGCTAAAACTTGTCCATGTAAAAGCATCTATAAGGCTTGCATCTGTACTATCTGCGGTAACTCTTGTAACTCTTATATCAACAGGAAAAGAACCTGTAATATTTATTCTGTAATCTCTTTGGTACGCATCAGCAGTTCTTCCTGTGATAGTGTCATCAATAACATCAGTGAAACCACCAGAATTATATTGAACTCCTATTTTTAACTGAACAGAAGAACCTAATAAGTCTCCTTTGTCTGTAGCTTTTTGTAATTGAGGAAATGTAATGGTTACATTAACTGCATCAACATTTGAGTTTGTTATCTGCCTAGTAACTGGAGAAGATTGGGTTACAGTAACTCCTACTGCTGTTGTAGATGCACTACTTTCAATACCTTCGACTTTTGTTTGTCCTGACGTTCCAAATCTAGGATTAAATTTAACATCTTGAAAATTAAAATCTGTTGTAACTGGATTAGTAGAATCAGCAGATGATTTTAAAACAGGAGTATCGTTAAGAAATACATCTTTTAATGCAGCATTATTGTAAGCAGTAGTTCCCTGTGTTCTACCTTCTTTTGATGCAGAAGCAAAACCTTCAATTTCTCCTTCAGAAATAAGATCAAGAAAAGTAGCAAACTGTCTACTATGTAAAGTATCAGGTGCTCTGGTTGGTTGAGGTGGGGTAGGAGGAGTACGTCTACCACCACTACCTTTTATAATTTTAGGTTTTGTCATGCTTGTACCTGCTGTGTATCAATAGCACCACTGATTACGACTGAGCCAGTCACGATTTCTCCATATACTATTGGTACAGGTGTACCAGCCCGTGATGTATTTTGAGTTCCAGAAAAACTAAATGATAATTGTGGATCTTGTTCTGACTTAAATTCTTTTGGTTTAGGTAAAGGAAATAACATATCACTTACACCAGATAAAACTAAAGCACCACCAAGAGCACTTATAGCTGTACCTATTTTTGTTGCAAAAAGAACTCCAGGAGTTGAAATACCAATCACTCCTGCACTCGCACCACCAAAACTTGTAGTTCCAAATAAACCAGCACCAGGAAAAAAGAATGATGCACCTATCAATGCAGCACCTAACAGTACTTTTCCCGTACCACTACCAGCACCACTTACAACAGGAACAATATGTATATCTTCTTGTCCTATTGGATGATGTATCTCATTTTTATCTACTGCATAATTACCAACTTTTACATAATAATATTGAGGATTCATATACTTTTCTACCTGCGGAAAATTATTAACAAGAAAACTAACTGCTTTTGCAAGACTATCTACCTGTATTTCAAATTCTTTATGCCCTATAAACTCAGCAAGTTCGCCATATAGCTTTAATTTACGCAACATAACGATACCTCCCTCCTGTACATTTTAATAACCATTGAGAATAAGGTTCTCTACAAGATAGTCTATCGGTTAAATGATGTAAAACATCTCCATCTAAAAAAATAGCTACATGATTTAAACCAGTAGATCCGATAGACATTAATAAGGCATCACCATTTATAAGTTTTTCATCTGGTCTAAGTTCTCTAAAACCTGTTCTCCATGCACAACTTTCAAATAAAGGATTTAAAATAAATTCTTCTGGTGTTACAGGTCTATCCCAATCCTTTAGTTCAACACCCTTTTCTTCCTTATACCAATCTCTAACTAAACTCCAGCAATCAGTTACACCCCAAACCCATTGCCGACCCAATAAAGGTGGTTTATATCCACATGGTTTATAATATCCCCATTGTTCTGTTTTTGGATTAACAATATGCCACGGAAGATTACTTTGTTCACAACTAATCTTATCTGCCTGACTAGGAACAGGAGGTGTTATAGGGTGACTATGAACAACGGCTGTTATCTCACCAGTATTATCTGCTTTTACATAATCTTCTGGATCAATAATAAAACATTGATGATCTGTCATTGAAAGATTACGACAAGGAAAATATTTTTCTTTACCTTTTACATTTAAAAGTAACCCACAAGATTCTTTTGGATCTTCTCTTTTTGCATGAAGTAATGCTTTATATTTCCAACTCATGCTACAAATGTACCAATAGAAGGAAATTCAGTTCTTGTACATTGTCTTTTAGGAGCACGAATACCAGCAAGATCAAATACAGCAGCTAATTCAAATTCAACTACCTCTCTATTTTCTGCTGATTTTCTATCAATTTTATATATCTCTTGAGGAAACTCTGCTGTAGGATCTGGTGTTCCCAATGGATTTGTGCCTCCAGAAAAATTTACAGCATCTAAATATCTAGCTAAAGTCCTTATTCTTGTAACTGTAGCTCCTGTTAAATCGTTTCCTGTCGTTACCGCATTTACGTTTAACAAAATAGCTGTAATAGTTCCAAGAGCATTACTTACTCGTAAAGTTGGTCTAGGTAACTGTCCTTTTTGAAATGCAAACCCTTCTGCTTCTATGGGCATTTTTACATAACTATTACCAGCCCAAACAATATCTCCATTATTTACTCCATTTGTACCTGCATGAAATCTATAAGTAGTTGCTGATCCATGTAATGCAGCTTCAGTTGTAAGAGTAAAAAGTTCAATTATCGCTGAAGGATTGATCTTTTGCAGATCAGTAATAATTGGAGCAGTGCTCATGGTTCAAATACTTCTCTGAATGTTGTTTGAATTGTAGCTCTATTATTATATGGTATTGATTTTGACCAACTTTCGCAAACAAATTTTTGTGCAGCAGTTTCTCCAGGTGCTTCAAAATCAAAGCTAGCACTATCATTTGCACGGGCATCGAGGAAAGTTTCTATAGTATCTGCATCTGTTTCTGAAACTTCAAAAGTAAAATCATATACTTTTGGATTTTGATGTTCTGCTAATCCAAATAATATTCTGTGTTCAAACCCATCAGCAAAACGAATGGTGCGTGTGGCTGGTGCAGAACTTTTTTGTTGTCCGTATGTAGGTTTTATTGAAGGAAAAGTAGCCATTATGAAAGTAAACCTCCAGGTCGTTTTTGTTTTAATAATTCTGATTGTATCGCTACTGACAAAGCAGCACCAAGTTCTTTACCACGTTGTCTATCTCCTTGAACATTAGAACCAGAAGCATCTACATTAACAACTACATTAGTTGAACCACCCATATTAGCGTTAGAAACTATACGACCACCTGCATTTGGAACAAACATTTCTGGTCCACGTTCTCCAACAATATAATTTTTATTTGCACTAACAGGACCACCATTAGCTCTAAAGAAACTAGAACCTGGGAATAAACCACCTAAAAATGCGTTTACACCGAATCTTATTAGTGATGATTGTATTTCACGGAATACACTACGAGCAACATCACCAAGAGTTTTAGTACCATCTATCGCACCTTGAATAGCATTTACCAAACCATCTTCTACTGTTTGACCAATACTTCTGTATAAATCTTTTAATTTTTGTACTTGAGCCATCTGCTCTTCAGCTTGAGCAACTGCTCTTACAGCATCTTCTATAGCATCTCTATTTTCTTCTCCATACATTGCAACCGCTTCTGCTATTTTTTGTCTTATTGCAGCTTCTCTATCTCCTAATTCAATTCGTTGCATTATCATATCTTTTTCTTGTCCTAAACCTATAATATATTGGTCAAATGCTTTACCAGTACCAGTAACTATTTCATTTGCATTTTCAATATCTCTATTAATTGCATCAATAATTTTCTTTCCAAAAGGCAATTTCTCTATCGCCAAAGTTAATTGTTTTAATACAAAACCAACAATAGAAGCAAGGCTATTAAATGCAAATAAAATTCCATTAATTAATCGTAATATTCCAGTTAAAGCAGTAATAAATGGAGCACTAATTATTCCTAATGCTGTCGCTGCTGCTGCTCCAAATTTTTGAAATTCAGCAGTTAATAAATTAATATTGTTTGCTATATCTGTAGATGTTCCTGGCACTGCACCAGTTTGCATAGCTATTTCTTTTTGTATAGCTTCTCTAGCTTCTTCTGTTTTACCTTGTTGTTTTAATAAGGTAACTGTCTTAGCTAATTCTCTGTTTACACCAATAGAAGATTCTTCTAAAGCATCTAAATTAATATCTCTTGCAGCATTACCAATAGCAGTAATTTGTTGAAGATTACGTTCTAATAAAGTACCAAGAGCACTACCAAGTATTTGAGCACCAAAACCCATTCCTTTAGGTGCTAATGCAGAACCTAGAATACTACCACCAACTGCTCCTGCTCCTCCACCAAATAACAATGGAAAACCTGCTCCTAAGAATTGTTCTTGCCTTCTTCCTTTTCTAATTCTTCTAATATTTTCTAATCGTCTAAACGCTTCTTTTCTTCTTTTAGATTCTATTGATTGCTGTTTTTGTACTTGATTTGTAATTTGTTTTTCTTTTTGCAAAACTTTATTTGCAGCATCAACTCGTATTTTTGCGACTTGTTTCTGTTGATTTGTAGGAGTTAAAAACTTACTACTTGTTTGACCTGCTGCTGGTAATCTTCTACTTGGTGGTACAAGAGTTGCACTTCCTAAAGCACTTATCTGCTCTTGAGTAACAAAAGCAGTACTAGCAGTAAATGGTTTAGCTGCTCTAGCTGCCTGACTTTGAATATTTGCATTTATTCCTAACTGCCTTCCTATTGCTCTACTTATATCTAAAAATTCTTTTGAACCAACAATAGTCATCTCTTGCATACGCTTGAGCATTGACATTGCTTCATTACCAGCAAGTATTGTTCTAGGGAACGCTTCTATTTCTTTTAATCTTGCACTAACACTTCCTATGGTTAACTTTGGATCTGCACCACTAGCTTTTGCAAAAGCAGTAGATTCAACTCTTAATGCTTTAAAATTTCCTGCTAATAAGGCAGTAGCAGCCCTTTGCCTTTCAACAGCATTTGTAGCATCATCAAATGCTTTTCTAACAAAACTAACCTCTTCTCTAATTGTTGCTATTGATTTACCAAACTGAGAACCTCTACCTCCTTTAAAAAAAGCATTTATTTTTTCATTACCAAGTGTTATTTGTTGATTTAATCTTTCTAAGGCTTTTTGTGCTGGATCTGTTTTTATATTTATTTTTAATTTATTTATATTTCCAAAAGTCCTTTCTACCTGCTTTGCAACCTGTTGAAGTTTTCTTACATTCTTTTCACCACGACTCGTATTTATAACAAGATCAATCTGTTTAATCGCCATTTCGACCTAATTAGCAAAACATATATTCTATTCTACCTCGATTTGGGTATAACGCTTCTTCTTTGT